GGCCTGTCCGTCGCCGTTGCCGCACTCGGTGCGGCCGCTCTCCTGCTATGTGGCGCCGCCGCCGGTGTAGCATACGTTGAGAGTTACGTGGTTCGCACAATGTTTGCCGTGGTGTTAGCCGGGCTGGTTTTTGTGTACTCGGTGCTAGCGTCGTCGTTTGTCTCGGCGCGGGTCTCACAGCACCACGAGAAACTCAAGAGACCACCCGTGCCATTCGACGAAAAACGCCGACGCAATGCTTGGGAGTTACACGAGGGGTTGAAGTCGGCGAGGGACACGTGCTCAAATCCCGGTGCCCCACTTCTTGCGAACGCCCCGGGCAAGCAGGTGCCACGTGCGTCGGGCCCGTTTTTGGCCCGGCCTTCGTTGTCCGGAGCTGTCCTTGCAACGCGTACAATGCCCTCTGCAACCGCCACCTCAAGTCTTTCGTCGTCTGCGTGCAGGAGCTTAGAATCCCCGACCACCTCGTCACCCTTATCGGAGCCGCATACCGGAACTACATGCCTGCGACCCGACTCGCTTGGCTCGCTAAGTGGAGTCGCGACAAAGTCGCCGCTATTCTGCGCAGCGAGCATGCCGACCCCTTTGAGCCCGGTAGGGTCAAGTGCACCCTCAAGCGCGAAACCACGTTCAGCCCCGCCAGCGCTGCCCGCGCCATCCAAGCCTACTTCAACCTGGCCACGCAAGCCCGCTGGGCCGTCGAACACTGCGCATTCCAGAAAGCGGTCTTCGGGGTTTTCGGTGGGGGAGACATCGGGGGTCAAGAGGTCTATCCCGGCATCTATGCGGCCGGCACTTCCGGCTGGAGCGCGGGCAGGTACGGTGAATGGGCGGACTTTGTCTCCGGTCGTGCAGTGTCATACTATGAGAGGGATGGCGAGCGCTGGGACTCTACAATGCAGCGAGTCCACCACGAGGCCAAGTGGGCCGCAATGCGTGAGTGCGATCCCGCCTTCGCCGAGGCCGTCCGCGGCGATTTCGTTTGCCGCGGAAAATTTGGCCACGGCCCCACCGCCATCAGGTACACAGCTACTGGTACCGTCAAGTCTGGTCACAACGACACCACAAGCGGGAATACTCTCATCAATCTCCTCATTGCAGCAAACGCAATGCGGGACGAGGGAGCCACGGGGTACATCTTAGTCATGGGCGACGACCTCCTCGTGGCCCTGACGAGTCCCACCGAACACTCCCGGCTCGCAGCTCGTGAAGAGGCGGCCGGCATTAAGCCCGTCTACGTCAGCCCTGTGAGCCTCAGTCTGGCCACGTTCGTCAGTTGCACTTGGCTTAATGTCGGCGGTAGACACTACTTCGTGCCCTTGCTGGGCCGTCTGCTCGCCAAGCAATGGTGGACGGTGAATCCGCCGGCCGCGCGCAAGCTCGCATTGTATCGGCACGGCGTCGCCTCTGGCGTTATGAGCACTTACGCCGATGTCCCGCTCTACCGAGACTTCTACGGCCCCGCATTGATGCCCGGAGTGGCTCTTCGAGCGACCGCGCAGCATCGCACCTGCTTCGGCGCGCTCGGGGCCGGAGGCGTCGATTTTGACCACGCGTTTGCGGAGCGGTACGGCCTAACGGCTGAGGATGTCTTGTTGCTCGGCGGCTGGCTCAGGGGTCTCGACCAGCAGCCGGGGTTCAGTAACGGTGACCCGTGGGGTTATGCCCACCGCATTATACTGCGCGACGTACCTAAGGCTTTCGTCGGGGACGTAGCCAGGGACGTTCTTGAGGGGTGGTCGTGTTTTAGCAGTGAAGATAAGCACGCGTATTAACGTGCGCCGCGCGCTCGCCGCGCTACGAAATTTTTTATTTCGAATGTCTGATTTTCAACAAAAGCTACAAGCCCAGATCACTGCTCTCAACGTGTCGCCGCAAGGGCGGACGTTCCTTTCAAAGGCCTTGTACCCACCGGGCACTGACAGTCTCGTCTCCATCCCAGACAGTGCTTGGCATCCCACCGTGCGCATAGATTCCCGGCCTGTTATGGGATTTGGCGCACATAGCACTTTGGCTGCCGGAGCCGCTTGGGACTGCTTGGTGCTCGGTGTGCCGGGCGACGTTACGGCGGCCATCGTCGTCACTGCCCCTGCCGGTACCGACTTTTCGTCCGCCACGGTGCCCGCCTCGTCGCAAGTGCGGTTGCTTAGCAACGTCGCCTCCGGCTACGGCACGCCC